CTACGAACTCAGATTAAAGATTATCTGAGAACAAATTCTAATTTTACTGATTTTGATTTTGAAGGATCCAACTTTTCGGTCCTGATTGATATTCTTGCTTATAATAGTTATATTACTGCATATAACACCAATATGCAGGCAAATGAGGCGTTCCTTGATAGTGCAACGCTCAGAGAAAATGTAATCTCACATGCACGAAATATTGGATATGTTCCCCGCTCAAAGAGAGCATCAAAAGCAAAAATTAGTTTTTCTGTAGATAGTACAGGATTTAACTCCAAAACGATTACTTTGAATGCAGGAGTAATTGCATTAGGTGCAGTTCAAGGTGGAAATTACATATTTTCAATACCATCCAGTATTACAACTGCAGTAGATGGTTCAAATATTGCATTTTTTGATAATATTGACATTTATGAAGGGTCATATTTAACAAAAACATTTACAGTTGATTATAGTCAGTCAAATCAAAGATTTGTTATTCCTAATGCTGGTGTAGATACTACAACAATTCGTGTAAGTGTTACAAATTCTACTACAGAAACATATACATTATATGAAAATATTTTAAATGTTGACAATACCTCAAGATTATTTTTACTTCAAGAAATTGAAGATGAAAAATATGAAATTTTATTTGGAGATAATATTTTAGGAAAAAAACCAATTCACGGAAGTGTGATTACTGTTTCATATATCGTAACAAATGGAAAATCAGCAGATGGATCTGCAAACTTTACTTTTTCTGGAAATTTAAAGGATAATAATTCAGTAAGTATTACAAGTGGAATTTCACTACTGACAACTATTTCTTCATCACAAAATGGCGATGATATTGAAACCATAGATTCGGTCAAATATCTTGCTCCAAGAGTATATGCTTCACAATATAGAGCAGTTACTGCAAATGATTATAAAGGATTGATTCCTTATATTTACTCAAATATAGATTCAGTAAGTGCATATGGGGGAGATGAATTAAATCCTCCAGAATATGGAAAAGTATTCATATCCATTAAACCAAGAAATGGAAATTACTTATCCCAAATCACAAAAGATGATATTTTAAAAAAATTAAGGCAATATTCAATTGCTGGAATCAAACCAGAAATTATAGATTTAAAATACTTATATGTTGAACTTGATACCACAATTTATTATAATACTTCATTCACTCCTGATGTGGTTTTATTAAAAAATCAAGTTATTAATACAATAAAATCATATTCTGTTTCTTCTGATGTAAATAGTTTTGGTGGAAGATTCAAATATAGTAAAATAAATGCACTAATTGATAATACAAACAAGGCAATTACTTCAAATATAACAAAAGTGAAAATGAGAAGAGATTTACAGGCGCAAATAAACAAATTTGCTACTTATGAGTTATGTTTTGGGAATAAATTCCACCAAAAATCAGGAAATTATAATATAAAATCTTCCGGGTTCAATATTCAAGGAATATCTGATGTATTATACTTGACAGATTCTCCTATAGATAGTTCAAAAGGAAAAATTTTATTCTTCAAACTCGTAAATAATATTCCTGTTATTGTTAGTAGTAATGCGGGTACAGTTAATTACACAGATGGAGAAATTTTATTAAATATAGTAAATATTACATCAACTTTTCTACCAAATAATACTATTCAAATTCAGGCAATGCCAGAATCAAATGATGTAATTGCATTAAAAGAGTTATATTTACAAATAGACACTTCAAATACCATAGTAAATACTATAGAAGATATTATTACCTCTGGTGAAAATACGTCTGCTACTTCATACATAACTACTTCAAGTCACATCAACGGAAATTATACAAGATAAAATGTCAGAAATTAAAAGAATAAAAATCAATCACATTCTTGATTCACAAATTCCTGAGTTTTTGAATGAAGAATCTCCACTTTTTCAGGAATTTTTAACTCAGTATTATATTTCCCAGGAGCACCAAACTGGTGTTGTGGATTTGGCTACAAATATACAAAAATATAAGAGTATACAAAATTTCAATCAAGAAACACTTATTGATATTCAACTTCCATCTGTTTTACTTTCCAACATTTTATCATTTGATGATGTAATTTCCGTATCACATACAATTGGTTATCCAGATAGTTATGGTCTTATTAAAATTGATGATGAAATTATTACATATACTTCAAAAACTTCCAATTCATTTTTAGGATGCATTCGTGGTTTTAGTGGTATTGATAGTTTAGAAAAAGACAATAATTCAGAATTTTTAAATTTCTCAGTAACTGAAGCATCCGATCACATCCAAGGATCTACTTTAAATAATTTAAGTTATATTTTCTTTTTTGAATTTTTCAAAAAATTTAAATATCAATTTTTGCCTGGGTTTGAAGAAAGAAATTTCACAACTGGAATCTCTTTAACTAATATTTTATCAAGAGCAAAAGACTTTTATAAAGCAAAAGGAACAGATCAATCATTTAAACTTCTTTTTTCTGCTCTATATGGGAAAAAAGTAGATGTATTAAAGCCTCAAAATTATATGTTGAGGCCCTCTGATAATAATTATCTTACAACTAAAAATATTTTAGTTGAAAAGGTTTCCGGTGGAGATCCAATTCTTCTTAAAGGATCTACATTTAATCAATATATAAGTGGAATTGGTACAGTTTCCGCATCAATCTATAACGTAGAGTATAGACCAATTGCAAATAAGGATCTATATGAAATTTCTTTAGATTCTACATCCTTTACTGGAAATTTTGAAACCACAGGAACAACAAAAGTAACAGAACCAACTATATTAAATGCATCTTCAATTACAGTTGATTCTACTATTGGATTTGCACATTCTGGTGCTTTGATCGCAAGGACAACAGATCTCACAACATTGAATCTAAGATACACAGATAAAACCAACAATCAATTATTGAATATTAGTGGACTATCAACAGATTTAAATTTTGGAAATTTAATATATGAAGATAAATTAGCTTATTCATATATTGATACCGAATCATCATCTTTAGTTGAATTTAGAGTTATTAATGTTATTGATAATATTGATTTTGAAAATTCATCAGGACTGAAAAAGGGGGATAAAATTTCTCTTAGTTCTTTTGGTGCTAATTTATTTGATAATGTCAATTTTAATAAATGGATTTACAATATTCCAACTTATCACAACATAGTTGGCATTTCAACTGTAAGTTCAAATACTTACCGTATAGTACTGAAAGATAATATTAAATTTTACAAAAATGATAAGATTTATATTGCAGATAATACAGATATATCGGCTACTATAACCGCAATTGAATCTGACAATCAAATTATTGTAGATTCAGATATTTCTGTAAATACTTCAAATGTATTTAGAATCAAAAAGCAAATTTCAAAGGCAAACTCTGATTATTTTGATTCTGCATCATCCATAAATGGATTAATTCAAAATACTTATATTGATAAGGATGAAAAATATTCTTATGTTGCCTCTTCTGGATTTCCAAACTATAAATTTACTTCCACAGATACAAAAATCATAGTTTCTGCAGTAGGAACTGGGCAAACATCCATCATATACGCACCAAATCACAATTTATTAACTGGACATAAAGTTTATTATAATTCTTCATCTTTTTCTGGAATTACAACTGGATATTATTTTATAAAAAAAATAGATCAAGATTCTATATCATTATCATATAGTAATACCGATTTATTTGTAAACAAATACATTTCTTTAAATTCTGGAATAACATCTGATTATATCTACAGGTTTGGATATGAAAATAAAACTATTAAAGATCAAAAATTCTTAAGGAAATTCAATCTTCAAGAAAATATTAATTATTTTGACAAAAAGGAAGATAGAACTACGTTCAATAGAAGAATTGGATTGTTGATTAATGGAGTAGATTTATACTCTCCAACATTATTTGATGAAAACATTTATTATGGAAAATTAGATTCTATTTTAATTACAAATAAAGGATCAAATTATGATGTAATAAATTCACCAGAAATAGTGATTAAAGATACTAATGGAAATGGTGGCAAAGCAAGATTGATCCTTTCTGGGTCATTGAAAGAAGTAAAAATAAATTCTCCTGGTATTGGATATGACAGAAAACCAAAAATTACTTTAACTGGTGGCAATGGGAATGGAGCAATACTAGAATCAAATTTAGTCAAATCAAGAATTATTGCAAAATTCAGAGCAGATTTGACGGCTATTAATACATCTCTTGAAACTATAACTTTTATTGATAATCATAACTTTGATAACTATGAAGAAGCAACTTATTATACAAATGGAAACTCCAATGTTCCTGGTTTGATTGATAATGCAAATTATTTCGTAAATGTAATAAATTTAAAAACAATTAAACTTCATAAAAATAGAGTTGATGTTTTATCAGGTATCAATACTGTAAATATTACTGGAATTAGTTCTGGTTTTCATGAATTCAGAACACTAAAGAGCAAAAATACAATTACAAAAGTATATGTTAAAAATGAAGGATCTAATTACTCTAATAGATTTGTAAATGTATCATCAAATTTATATCCATCCTTAGAATACCAAACTTCTGGAATTAGTACTTTTGATAATTATATTTACGCTAAACATCACGGTTTTAAAAATGGAGATATAATTTTATATTCAAATACAAATACTTCAATTTCTGGTCTTTCAACTAATATTCAATATTGTATTACAACTATTGACGAAAATAAATTTAAACTGTCTGATGTTGGAATTGGAACAACATCATCAAATTCCAATTATATTAACAAAAAATATATCAATTTAGAATCATTGGGAATTGGAACTCATACTTTTGCGTATCCGCCAATTCAAATTCAAATTGAAACAACGTCTGCTATAGGATCTAGTTCTATTGTTGCACCTATTTTAACTCCAGTAGTTCTTGGATCTGCCGAAAATGTTTATATTGAAGATGGTGGAGTTTCTTACGGATGCTCTGATATTCTTAATTATCATAGAAGACCTTATGTTGGACTGTCTTCAATTTCTTCTGCGTTATTAAAACCAGTAATAATAAATGGTGCTATTACTGATGTCCAAATCATCTATGGTGGTTTTGGGTATGACAATGGAACTAAAATAGAAATTTATGGTGATGGCAAATATGCAGATCTAAAACCAATCATCACAAATGGAAGTATAACCTCATTTATTGTTGTTGATAGTGGCGTTGGATACTTATCTTCAAATACTACTTTAAATGCAATAAGAAGAGGAAAAGATTTACAGTTTATTGCAAATGTTTTTGAATGGAAAATTAATCAAATTGAAAAAAATAAAAATTTGATTTCATATTATGCTGGAGATGACGAAACTATAACTTATCCCAATATAGATCAAAGTCTTGAATTGGGAGTAATTAATTTTTATCCACCAAAACAATTAAGAAAAAATATTAATGATAATATTCAAGATAATAATCAAGAAATATTAAATGATTTTAAACATTCTCCAATTATTGGATGGGCGTATGATGGAAATCCAATATATGGACCCTATGGTTATACAAGTCTTACCGATAAAACTGTAAAACTTATTTCCACAAGTTATAATAAAAAATCAACAGCTTCCTCTTCACTCAGACCATCTTCTTTTGGCAATGGTTTTTTTGTGCAAGATTATCAATATAATGCATCTGAAGATTTAGATGAATATAATGGAAGATTTTGCATAACACCAGAATATCCATATGGAACATATGCTTATTTTGCAACATATGATTTGATTAGTGGGCAATTATATCCAAAATATCCATATATTGTTTCTGATTATTTCAAAGACACTCCCATTTTTGAAAATTTTGATCCAAGTTTCACTCAAGATGTAAATATTTCAAAATATAATTTGACAAGAAATATTGGAAATTATTTTCTAGATTCAACAAATTCTGGATATGAAATTTTAGAAAAAACTTCCCCATCTTTAAAGCAAGAATTCTATGTAAATCAAATTAAAAAATCTGGAATATCTTCAATTTTTATAGATTCTCCTGGTGATGGATATAATGTGGGCGATCTGATTAATTTCAATAAAGCACAAGAAGGAACAGGAATTAGTGCTGAAATTAGTAGATTAAAAGGAAAACCAATATCAAATATGGTAGTTGGTGTGACTACATTTTCTGATGTTATTTTTGGTTCAAGAGGGAATATTATTATTGGTATTACTTCTTATCCTCATTCATTATTGAATGGTGATAAAGTTGTCATTTCTGGCGTATCAACAGTTTCTTTATCACAATTAGAAGGCACAAAAACTATATTTGTAACTCAAAAAACAACTGGATTAACAATTAGTCTTCAAAATTCTTCCACTACTGGTCTTTCTACTAATATAAAAGTAACTGATACGTTTGGATTTGAAATTAACGATTCCATTGGAATTGGAACCGAAACAATGACTATCACCGGAATAGTTCCAGAAATTTCACAACTATTAGTGAATAGGTCTGCTTCTGGTGGAATTCATACCGCAGGAATTGAAAATGTTATATTACTATCAAATAAATTTCAGTTTGCAGAAACAGACCCAATTCCAACAGCACTTCCTGAAAATAAAATGATTTATTTTGATCCAACCAATACTATTGGATTTGGATTATCGGGAACTAATTATGCTGTTGTTGGTATCGGCACTAGTACTATAGTTAATAGATTTGTTCCAACAAAATCAATTTATATTCCAAATCATAAGTTTTATACTGGACAACAATTAATTTATAATTATTCTGCTGGTATCGGATTGAGCGTTTATGATTCTCCATCCAATGTATTCAGTTTAGTACAAAATCAAACAATCTATGCTGTAAATTATGGAAATGATTATCTTGGAATTTCAACAATTGGATTTACGTCTTCGGTTGGAATTGGAACAACTTTAAATTCATTACTATTTGCATATAATTCAGCTGTCGGATATTCGCATTCAATAAGATCCACATATCAAACTGTAACTGCAAGGGTTGAAAGTTATTCGGGAATTGTAACAACTTCGCAAAATCATAATCTTCTTGATGGGGATAAAATTAAATTTACAATTATACCTTCAAGATCAGAAAATATATCATTCAGATTTGATGCAAAGAATAGAAAAATTACAACAAATTTAATAGGTTTTTCCGCAAGTTCGGTATCTTTTGGAAACACTTCTACGATTAATTTGGGAACAAATAATCTCAAAAGTGGTGATAAAGTCATTTATTATTCTGGAACTTCGCCTATTGGTGGATTGGTGGATAATTTCACATACTATGTTCTAAAACAAAATCCTAACAAAATACAACTTTGTCAGTATGCATATGATGTGAAAGTTGGTGTTGCATTGACCTTCACTAATTCTGGGGTTGGCAATCACAATATTGCACTTATAAATCCACCATTATCTTTCTCAAAAGGAAATCAAATAATATTTGATATTTCCGATTCATCATTAACAGACACCAAATTAGAATTTTATACAGATCCTGCATTTAAAAAGAAATTTGAAATTGACAAAAAAGAAATTAATAATTTTGCAATTACAAGATCAAATAATTCGGTAATTATAGAAACTAATAATAGAAATATTCCTCCAGTATTATATTATAATTTTACTGCAACAACATTGACTAATGCAGATAAACTTCAATTATCTTCAGATGATGAAGTTATTGGACACAATAAAATTGATATTCGTTCTAGTATTCTTTCTTCCGAGCAATCTATTATTGGCATTGGCGTATCTTCATTTAAATTTAATTTAAATCAAAAACCAGAATACACAGCATATACACAAATATTAGGAATTTCTTCTGTATTTTATGATACCAATTCTAAAAATACATCTGGACCAATATCACAAATAAGAATAAATTCATATGGAAAATCATATGGAATTCTTCCATCAATAAGTTCTATTGGAAGCACTTCTGGAAGTGGCGCAATTTTATATCCTATCTCAAAAGAAATAGGAAAGGTTTCATCATTTGATAGAGTAAAAGATGGATTTGATTATCCAACAGATCCAACAATGTTACCACAATTGAGCGTTCCTGCTGTTTGTATCATTAAAGAAATATCTAGAGTTGATTCTGTTGGTATTTTGACTGGCGGAAAAAAATATAACACTCCACCAAGATTAAAAGTAATTGGAAATGATGAAATAAAATTAACTGCGGGAATTCAAGGTGGATCTGTAAATAGTGTATCTATAGATACCAATTCATTTAAATTGAAAGATCCACTCAGAGTTGTGCCTTACAACAATTCAAATGGATATGAAATTGACAATATATACACAAATAATTTAACTGGTCTTGGTACGATTGAATTAGTTAATGATCCAACACAATTTCCATATATTTCAACTGGTTATGGATCATCTATTTCTATCTTCCCATTTGAAGTAGGAGATCAAATATTCATAGAAAAATGCAGATTATCTGTCGGAACTGCAAGTTCTGCAAACTATAATTCAAGAAATTATGGTTATAATTTCTTTATAGTAACTGGAATCAATACTACAAATAAAACTTTAGATTATAGTATGGTTGGTTTGCAGACTGGAAAGTTTGGTACTTATAATCAAGATTTGACGCTTGGGTATGTTGTAAACAGAAAGGATATGCCAGAATTTGAAATGAAATTGATTGATGATGCTGAATATTTTTCTGGAGAAAAAGTTTCATCCACTAATTTTTCAGCTAAAGTAATGGAAAATGGTTGGGACAATGACATCAATCAATTAAGAATGATTGATGTCAAAGGAACATTAAATCCTGGCGATAATCTTTATGGTGAAATTTCAAAATTAAATGGAGTGGTGAAATTTGTAAGTCAATTCAATCTTCCTGCTTCCCTTGGAGTCACGAGAGATAAAATTCACAATCTTAATGATAATATTGGATATTTGAATGATTTTCAACAAAGAATTTCTGATAATAATTATTATCAGAAATTTTCATACTCAATTAAAGGAGAAGTTCCATATTCAACTTGGAAAGAATCTGTTAAATCCATCATTCACCCTTCTGGTTTTAAAGAGTTTTCAGATTTGGATATAATTGGAGTAGCTACTACTGATCCAGTAAATCTTGGTATTGCAAAATCTACCAATATGAGAGTGAATATTTCATCATCAGAACCATCATTACTTGTAGAAATTGACAATTTAAGTTCTCTTTATACAAAAAATAATTTTTCAATGGTATATGAAGATGATATGTTAGATGATGGTTCTGTGGAAAGAGTATATTTCCCACAAGGAATTGCACTAAAATCATACATTTTAAATAAAACTAATAAAGTATTACAGATTGATGATATTAGTTCTCAATTTACTGGAATTACAAGTACAATTGGAGGTTCTGTTGTAGGTCTTTCTTCATTCAAACTCACATCTTCTGGTTATCCATTATTTTATAAAGAATTTGTTGGTTCTGCATCTACAGTAATTGATTTAATAAATGACAAATTTACGATCCCAAATCACGGATTTCAATCTGGACAACAAATTACATATAACTCTGGAGTTGGATCTACGATTGGAATTGCTACGACATCATATGCTCAAGGGCCATTAGATGTAATAATGGCAGTTGGTGCAGGAATTGGAAGTGCAATATATGAAAATGGATACAATCAATATGTTCCATATAGTGGAATTGTTACTGGAATTAGTACAACATTAGTTCCTGCTGGACCATCCATTCAATATTTTGGTTTTGGAACTCCAATCCCATCAACAGTAAATACTGGAATTGGGACTGGTGCTTTATTCCAGGTATTAATAAATTATAATGCTGGAACTGGAATTCCAATCGGAACATCAATTCAATTAATTGATGGCGGAAGAGGATATTCTGTTGGGCAGCAAATTTCTATTGCAGGTACATACATTGGAGGATCTACTCCTACTAATAACTTATATTTTACAATTTCCAAAGTTTCTTCAACTAGAATTGGAATTGCAAATGCTTCTTATGTAAGTGTCGCATCATCTTCTTCTGGAACTGGAACTGGAGCAAGATTTGATGTCTATAGAGATTCAAATAAAGATATCAGTTTGGTAAATGTAATTGAAGGTGGTGTTGGATATGCTTCTGCAGATCAAATTATTATTGCGGGAGGAGATATTGGTGGATCTGCACCGGCAGACAATCTTTACTTATCGCCAATAATATTAGGAACAAAAAAATTACCAACAAATCTTTTTGTTCGCAAAATAGATGTAAATAATTTCCAACTTTCTGGTTTATCTACGACAATTTCATCTCCATTTAATTTAATTTCACTTGGATCTGGAACACAATCATTCAGTCTACAAGAATCAAATCAAAATGTAATTATTTCTGTAGATAATATCATTCAAAGTGCAATTCATAGAAAAAATATTACAATAGGACTTTCTTCATCTGTTGGAATTGCTTCAACATCCATATATGTTTCTTCTGGAATCAACTCAATAACAGTAAGTGATATATTGAAAATTGATAATGAATATTTGAAAATTAATTCTATCGGAATTGGATCTACAAATAGTATTAATGTTACTCGTTCATTTATGGGTTCGGTTGCAATTGCACACACTATAGGTGCAGCAGTTACAGTATATACTGGTGATTTCAATATCGTAAAAGATTCAATTTATTTTTCTACTCCACCATATGGACCAGCAATAGCATCAACTGATCCACAATTTGCAACTTCTTCATCATTTAATGGAAGAGTATTTTCAAGAGCATATGATTCATCACAACCAAATGATTTTAATTTAATTTTAGATGATATTTCAACAGATTTTACTGGCATTGCAGCATCTCAATTTTTATTGAAATCTAACGGAAATTCCGTTGTTGGTCTTTATACAAATACAAATGATAGTACAGACATTAATAATAATCCGATTATTCTCATAAACAATGTATTCCAAGTTCCAGGAGTAGATTATTCAATTGACACTCCTGGAACTAACACAATCAAATTCTTATCTGGAATTCCAAATGCTGGAAAAATTGTTAACGTTGCAATTACTACCGGATATGGATATCAACCTCTTCTGGGAGCATCTGCAACAGCATCTGTTTCTGTTGGTGGAACTATAAACGCAATTACGATAAATGGTGCTGGAAGCGGTTATAGGACTCTCCCAAGCATTAGTATTGCATCTACTGTGGGATCTGGTGCTTCAATTACTTCAACGATTGGTGCTGGCGGAACAATAACAAATATTAATATTATCAATGGTGGTATTGGATATACCTCATCATCTCCAATTTATGTAAATATTGATCTTCCTCTTGGGTATAGTAATCTTGGAATTGCTTATACCAATGGTTCTAGTGGAGTTGGAATTAATGCAAAGGTTTCCGTTCAGGTGGGATCTGGTTCTAGTATTATTCAATTTAATTTAGATAATCCTGGAATTGGGTATAAAGTTGGAGACGTAC